CCCCGCTGCCCGACGTCGACCCCGACAACGTGCCCGCGTACCAGGAGCGCCGCCGCGAGCAGCTCGCCGCGATCGGCGATGGCAGACCCGTCCCGAACATGATCGAACCTCGGAGGACCCCATGACCGTCACACCCCTGTTCAGCCACCGCGGCGGCGCCGCTCCGGCCCCGCAGTTCGAGGGCTACGACCCCGCCCACCCGTACGACGAGCACAGGCACGTGCTCGCCGAGGCGTCGCTGCATCCCGGCGACAAGGTGTGGCGGCACGACGCCTCAGACGGGTGGCAGGACATGCCTATCCGCGCGGTCGTCATCGACACCTATGGGCCCGCCGTCGAGGTCGGCCCGTACTCGATCACCCCGAGCCAAGCACGCCGTGTGGCGGCCTTCCTGAACGCCGCCGCAGACGTGGCGGACCCCACCACCGAGAGGAACCACCGATGACCACCACCGAGACCTGGACCGTGACCGTCACGAGCCCCGACGGCTTCGAGACGATCGAGAACTCGACGGGCTGGGACGTCGCCGCGGACGGCTGCCTGCACGTGTCCGGGGAGCAGAACGCCACCTTCGCGCCCGGCGCCTGGCTCGGCGTGACCCAGCGCAGGACCGAGACGCCCAACCGCGAGCTCGCGGAGGCGGTCGTGACCGGTCCCGTCATGCTGATCCGTCAGCTGCTCGAGGACCCCCGGTACCGCGGCCTCGGCGTCACGTCGCACGCCTGATGTCGAGCACGTGGAGCGGGAGGAAGGTCACCAACGCCCGCGCGTACTGGGCGGCCCGCCTCCCGCTCCCGTGCCGCCGCTGCGGACGCCCCGTCCTCAAGACCCAGAACTGGCACGTCGGGCACATCCACGACCGCGCGCTCGGCGGCAGCGACCGCATCAGCAACACCTACCCCGAGCACGCACGCTGCAACACCAGCGCCGGCGGCAAGCAAGGCGCTGCGATCACCAACGCCAGACGCTCGCAGCCACGAGTCGACGACGCACGCGCCCGCGGGCTGAGAGGACCCTGACCATGACGATCCCCATGCTCGCGTTCATCATCTACGTGACGACCGCGGTCGGGTGGCTCGCCGCGAACCTGCTGCTCGCCCTCGACGGCATCAGCCGTCGGCACTCCCTCACCCTCCTGGCGCTCACCCTCGTCTGGCCGTTCGTCGTGGCCGCGGTTGTCACGCAGTACGCGTTCCGCCGCGTCCACCAGCGCCCTCTGCGATGCACGCTCGGCGCACACCAACCCGCGGCGCGCCTCGACGCGCTCACGCCCACCATCCGCGTCGCCGTGGCCTACTGCACGCGCTGCGGCCGCACGTTCTAGGTCGGCGTGGAAGCCCACGCCCGTCGGCCCCTCCCTTTCTCTCTCTAGCCCGGCCGTTCGGCCGAGATCGGACGCATCTGGTGGCTACCCCGACGTACATCTCCGCGGTTCCGGCGGGGACGGACGTGTCGGTGTTGCGGCGTGGTGCTGAGGCGTTGCGGTTCGACGTGCACGAGCAGAACGTGCGCCTCGCGGAGGTGCTGGAGGCGAGGGACGAGGACGAGCTGCCGCTGTACCCGATCGTGGTGGTGCTGCAGCCGCGGCGGTCGGCGAAGACGACGGGCATCTGGGAGACGCTGATCGGCCGGTGCCTCGAGCGGCCGGGCACGGTGGTGCTCGCGACGGCGCAGGACGGCACGCGTGCGCGTGATCGCCTGAAGGACCAGATGCGGCGCCTGCGCGGGCATGGGTTCCGGGACGCGACGGCGAAGCCGGAGGACGACGAGGGTCCGGCGCTGGGGCTGCTGTACTGGGGCAACGGTGACGAGCGGATCGAGTTCACGAACAGGTCGCGGATCATCACGGCGCCGCCGGTCGCGTCGGCGATCCGCGGCGAGGCGGCGGACGTGCTGCTGTTCGACGAGGCGGGCGAGCTCGACCTGGCGAAGTCGGCGGACCTGCTCTCGGGTGCGCTGCCGCTGCTGGACACCCGGCCGATGGGTCAGGCGATCATCGCTGGGACGCCGGGCGAGGAGCGTGCCGGCCTGTTCTGGGAGACGCTGCTCGACGGCCGGGTGGGCCGGGCGAGCACCGGCATCGTGGACTACTCGATCCGCGACGACGAGGACTCCACGCTGCCGGCCGACCCCGACGACCCGGAGTCCGAGCGGGTGCTGAACGAGGACGTGCTGCGTCGGGTGCACCCGGGCGTTGGGACGCTGACGACGATGGCGAAGATGCGCCAGCGGTTCGAGAAGATGCAGCTGCAGCAGTTCGAGCGCGAGTACCTGTGTCGCTTCCCGTTCTCGTCGACGTCGCACGCGATCGACCCGGAGCGGTGGTCGGACGCCCGCGCGGACGAGCTCGCCCGTCCGGACCGCATCGGCATCGCGTTCGACGTCCGCAAGGACAGCACGTCGGCGTCGGTGGCCTACGCGTGGCGTCTCGACGACGGCACTGCGGTCGTCGAGTTGGTCGACCATCGGCCAGGCGTCTCCTGGCTGCCGAACGTGGCGCACCGGTGCACGAAGCTGCACCGCGGTTCGGTGCTCGGGTACGACGGCATCGGCGCGAACATCGACCCGGCGGACCTGCTGTCGCGCATGTCGCCGAAGCCGCGCTCGACCACGTTGACGACGAAGGAGGTCGTGGCGGCGTCGCAGAGGTTCGCCTCGGAGGTGCGCGACGGTCGGCTCGTGCACCTCGGGCAGCGCGACCTGGACGTCGCGGTGGACAACGCTGGCTGGCGCCCGGTCGGCGGCGGGCAGGCGTTCGGCCCTCGGGACCCGGGGGGCGCGGCGATCAACCCGCTCGTCGCGTGTGCGCTCGCGCTGTGGATGTTCGACAAGAAGGGGACGCGGAAGGTGGCTCTGCCGCGCGCGTGACACCCCCTGCCTGACGATGCACGCGATGGGCATCAGGGAGTGGTTCGGGATCCGTAACCCGGCGCAGCGCGCGCAGCAGGCGCAGCGGTCGGTCGCGTCCCCGTGGGCGGGCAGCCCGTCGGGGAAGATCGTCATGGACGACCTGTTCGGGCTGAACCTCCCGCAGATGACGCGGGCCGGCGCGATGACGGTCCCGGCCGTCGCGAAGGCCCGCCGGATGATCTGCGACACCCTCGCCCGCCAGCCGATGAAGGCGTACAAGGACGGGGTAGCGATCCCGTCTCAGCCGACGTGGCTGATCCGCTCGGACGGCACGATGTCGCCGCGGATGCGCACGGTGTGGGTGCTCGACGACCTGCTCTTCTACGGGTGGTCCCTGCTCACCCTCGTCCGCGGTGCTGAGAACCAGGTGCTCGACGCGAGCCGTGTCCCGCCGGACTCCTGGCGCGCCACTCCCCAGGGGATCGAGGTCCGCGATCCCGTCGCCGACACGTGGGCACCGGTCACGGATACCGCCTCGATCTGCCTGGTCGTCGGCGGCATGGAGGGTCTGCTCACGGTCGCGAACCGCACGATCCGTGCGGCGGTCGACCTGGAGAAGTCGTGGCACTCCCGGGCTAAGAACCCGGTGCCCGTCGTCGAGCTGCGGTACACCGGCGACGAGACGCTCAACGAGGACGAGCAGGACGACGTCCGCAAGATCTACCTCAAGGCCCGCGAGGACCCCGAGGGCGTCGTCATGACGATGCCGGCGGACTGGGAGCTGCACACCCACGGCGACCAGGCGCTCGAGCTGTTCGTGCAGGGCCGCAACGCCGCGACGCTCGACATCGCCCGGTTCGCGAACATGCCCGGGTCGATGCTCGACGGCTCGCAGGTCAACGGGTCGTCGATCGACTACGAGAACGCGGGGATCGGTCGCAACGACTTCCTCGACTACTCGCTGCGGTCCTGGGCGCTGCCGCTCGAGGAGCGGTTCAGCCAGGACGACATGACGCCCCGCGGCACGTACATCGCGTTCGACCTGTCGGGTCTGCGCACGCAGGACACCGGCACCGGCCCCGTCCAGGAGGACTGACCCATGGCACTGACCGAGAAGCAGATCACGGACGCCGTCGCGGCGAAGCACAAGGGCCGCGAGGTCGAGTCCGTGGTCATCAACCCGGGGCGCGTGTCCGCGTACCTGAAGCCCGAGAAGGACGGCGACGCCCCGCAGCGCGTCGTCTACCCGCTCGCCGACCTGAAGGCCCCGCGCCGCGGCACCAAGGCCAGCGGCGACGGCACCGAGAACCCGGAGGCGTGACCCATGACCACCGTCCAGTTCGCCGGTCGCCTGCTGGCCGCCGACGCCGGGAACCGCATCCTGCGGTACCTGCTGCTGCCGTTCGGGGCGGAGGGCCGCACGAACCTCGGCCGCCTGACCGCCACCGAGACGTCCGTCTCCATCCCGGACGACCTGTCCGGGCTGACCGTGAACCTCGAGCACGACGAGAACGCCGTCGTCGGCAAGTTCGAGTCGATCACCAAGACGGCCGCCGGCCTGGAGGCGGAGGTGCGGATCCTGGCGACCCGCGCCGGCGACGACATCCTCACCGAGGTCGCCGAGGGCGTGCGCACCGGGATCTCGGTCGAGCTCGACAAGCCCGTGATCCGCATGGCGCGCCTGCTCGCCGGGATCGTGGACGGCGCCGCGCTGTGCCGCAAGCCCGCGTTCCCCGACGCCCGCCTGCTGGCCGCCGACGCCGGCGAACTGCCCGCCGACTTCCCCGAGTACCAGCTCCCGTCCGAGTCCTCGACGGAGTCCACCGACGAGATCACCGTCAACGGCGTCACGTACGTCGTGAAGCGGACCACCACCAGCAAGACGGAGGTCGACCCCAAGTCCGGGGAGGCCCCGCAGGACCCGCCGGAGGAGCCGGCAGAGAGCGAGACCGACGTGAACGCACGCCTCGCCGCCACGGCGGCCCCCATCCCGCAGCACGGCGGCGCCCCGGCCGCCGGGTCCAAGAGCGCGAACGACATCTTCCGGCTCCTGGCGACCGCCCACCGTGAGGGCGGCGAGCGGCGCCTGCTGGCCGCGCTGTCCGACATCGTCCCGGCGAACGCCCTCGCGATGGACCAGCCCGGGTTCCT